AATATGGCGGATACCCAACACAATAATGGATGTAGGTTTTAGCATAGGCGGATATAACATCAAGGGCTGGATGGTTGCAGTTGCACTTCCAGTTCTATCTACAGTTGCAGGTGGTGTGTACTGGTCTTATGATACACTACAGCGTTTCTATGGTGTAGAGGCAGGTATTTCACAGGTTGCGGAGAATAGTGCTTCATTCAACGCAAAAGCTGCGGAGCTTACCTCTCGTATCCAGACACTAGAGCAGGCTATCTCAGACAATGATGTACGTGGCCTGAACACTAAACTAGCACAGCTATCTACAAACATGACACAGATTCTAGAGCAACAGAAGCTACTACTAGACCTGCGTAGCCAAGTAGACAAGGCAACTACAGTTACTGATGGTCTAGGCGATACACTGGACACTCTAGAGACAGAGATTGATGACATCTGGAAAGCCTACGATTCACTTGTAGATAACCCACTCTAAGGATATACTATGCCCCGTGACTACAAGAAAGAGTACAAAGAGTACCACAGCAAGGAAGTACAGAAGAAGAAACGTGCTTCTCGCAATACTGCTCGTGCTACTATGGCTAAAGCTGGTAAAGTCCGTAAGGGTGATGGCAAGGATGTAGATCACAAGAACGGTAACCCCAAAGACAACAAGAAGTCTAACCTACGTGTACAGGCTAAGAGCAAGAACCGTAGCTTCCCACGTAATGCTAAAGCAGGTAAGAAGTAACATGGCAGCTAAGAAAGACCCACGACTTGAACGTGCAGGCGTTAGTGGTTACAACAAACCTAAGCGTACACCTGGACACCCGAAGAAGTCACACGTTGTAGTAGCCAAGGAAGGCGACAAGATTAAGACTATTCGCTTTGGTGAGCAGGGTGCTAAGACAGCAGGTAAACCTAAAGCAGGTGAATCAGATGCCATGAAGAAGAAACGTGCAAGCTTTAAGGCACGGCATGGCAAGAACATTAGTAAGGGCAAGATGTCCGCAGCCTACTGGGCTAACAAAGAAAAGTGGTGATACAATGAAGCATTATGAGAAGTGGCGTACAGAACTTGAAGCTATGGGTTTCACAGTAGGTACAGATGGTAGCGTAGCAGATCACATGGGTAATGCCTGTGCTGGTGAAGATCGCTTTGGTCAGGCCTGGTGCAAAGACCCACGCATCAACGAATTGACTGCCAAGGGGGTACCTGCCCCTAAAGTTAAAGCTGCCCCTGTAGAGGCTCCTAAAGCTAAAGCAAAGAAGGTTAAGTCATGAAGAAGAATAAACCAATGGGTTACGCTAAGGGCGGCATGGTTAAGTCTAACTGTGGTGCATCTATGAAGCCTACACAAAAAGGTAGCAAGTAAGTCATGTCGCTATTTACGCAGGGTAAACCTTCTAGGAAGCGTTCTGTGTGGGGGCATAACACAACCGCCACCACAGAGGATGTATATACATGCCCTGCTAACTGCGTGGCTGAGCTAAGCTATCTGCACATCCATAATACCACAGGCAACACAGATATCACTATTGAGTGGTATGTAGCCGCAGATAACTATACCTCACACTACCTTGAAGGTAAAAACCTTGGTGCAGGTGAAGTAGCTACTTTTGCTGATATTGAGCTTGTACTACAGGCAGGTGATAAAATCCAGATCACACCCTCTGTTGCTGCTCATATTGATACGATTCTTACAATAACAGAGACATTCATACCTGTAGGTTAAGAACAGCAAGGGCTACGCCTGAGCATAACGGGTATGCTATAATAGCAGAAGACATTAACCCTAGCATAAGTATAACTATATGTACCGCTGCAATGCAGCATCATACATATAAGGGCTACTACAATGCTTAAACGCTTCTGGAACAAACTCGTTGAAATACAAGAACTACGTGCTGCTGAGTACATGATGCGAAACATGTCAGATAAGCAACTAAAAGACATCGGCATTACTCGTGGTGAAATCCACAATGCAGTAAGAGGTTGGTGATATACAAGTCTCAAAGGATAAGGCAGAATGGCAAAGAACCTAACAGAAAATCAACAGAAGTTCCTAGAAGTCCTGTTCGATGAAGCTATGGGCGACGTTGTAGTTGCCAAAAAACTGGCAGGTTACAGTGACAATACACCAACTCGCCTTATCGTTGAGGCACTTAAAGAAGAAATTGCGGAGGCGTCTCGTACGCACTTCGCTCGTCTTGCGCCTAAAGCTGTTATGGCTATGGGTAATGTTCTTGATGATCCTACTCAACTAGGTGTTCGTGACAAAATGGCTGCTGCCAAAGACCTCATGGACCGCTTTGGCTTAACCAAGGTCGAAAAAGTAGATGTTACATCTTCAAGTGGTGGTATTTTCTACCTCCCACCTAAAGAGGGTAGTAACGAGTAAGCTGTGCCTGTATTTGACTACAAGAAAGACTCTGGTTTCTGGGAATTACCTAAGCCACACAAGGGTGAAGAACGTATCTGGCATACTATTGCACGTGTAAATATGCGTACTGTGCCGTTTGGATACATGATTGACCCTGAGAACGACCTCCTGTTACAGCCTATTGAACATGAACTAGAAGCATTAGAGCTTGCAAAGCAACACTTGAAGCAGTATAGTTACAGAGATGTGGCACGTTGGCTGGAAAAACAGACTGGCAGGTCAATTTCTCACATGGGTTTAAAGAAGAGAGTCGAAGTTGACAAGAGACGTAAGAAAACAGCTGCAATTAAACGCAGACTTGCCCAGCAACTCGAAGAAACGCTTGCGGAAATCCAAAAGCTCGAAGAAAACAGTGTCGGAGCCTATAGAATCTCCGAAGGTTGAAGCTGAAAAGCCTCAGCCTACAGTGCCAGCCACTGCTAAAGCACCTGAGTTTGACGTAGAAGCGGCACAAAACGTAATCTTCCAGCCTAACCCAGGGCCACAGACTGATTTTCTTAGTGCATCAGAGCGTGAAGTGCTCTATGGGGGTTCTGCGGGCGGTGGTAAGTCCTATGCGATGCTTGCTGACCCTCTACACGGCCTAAATAACCCTAACTTCTCTGGTCTACTTGTACGTCACACCACTGAAGAGCTTCGAGAGCTTATCCAGAAGTCACAGGAGCTATATCCTAAGGCTATTCCTGGCATCAAGTGGTCAGAACGTAAGTCTTCATGGATTACACCCCAGGGTGGACGCCTCTGGATGTCATACCTCGACAAAGAGATGGACGTTACACGCTATCAGGGTCAGGCTTTTAACTGGTTAGGCTTCGACGAACTTACACAGTGGCCTACACCATATGCCTGGGACTATATGCGTTCACGTCTGCGTAGTGCACATGCTAAAGAGCTAGGTTTGTACATGCGGGCTACTACCAACCCTGGTGGTGCAGGTCATGCCTGGGTTAAGAAGATGTTTATCGACCCAGCGCCCTACGGTCAATCCTTCTGGGCTACTAACATTGAGACGGGTGAGGAGATACGCTTCCCTTCAGGACACAGTAAGGCAGGGCAGCCTCTATTCAAACGCCGCTTCATTCCTGCTAGCCTGTTTGACAACCCCTACCTAGCTGAGAGTGGTGACTATGAAGCCATGCTACTCTCACTGCCAGAACACCAGAGGAAGCAACTCCTTGAGGGTAACTGGGATGTTAATGAGGGTGCTGCCTTTCCTGAGTTTAACCGTGCTATTCATGTTGTAGACCCTTTTGATATCCCTAAGTCATGGACACGCTTTAGAGCATGTGACTACGGTTATGGTTCATACACTGGTGTAGTCTGGTTTGCTGTAGGTCCAGATGAGCAGCTTATCGTTTACCGTGAGTTGTATTGCTCTAAGGTCACAGCTATTGATCTTGCTGATATGATCCTAGAAGTAGAGAAGAATGATGGTGGTATCCGCTATGGTGTACTCGACTCTTCACTCTGGCACAAACGTGGTGATACTGGCCCCAGCCTAGCTGAACAGATGATTATACGTGGATGTCGTTGGCGTCCATCAGACCGCTCAAGAGGGTCACGTGTAGCTGGCAAGAACGAACTACATAGGAGATTACAGGTAGATGAGTACACAGAAGCACCTCGAATGGTTATATTCTCCTCTTGTACAAACCTTGTTGCCCAACTTCCCTCTATTCCTCTAGATAAACGTAACCCAGAAGACGTAGACACAAACGTAGAAGATCACCTATATGACGCACTACGTTACGGAGTCATGACACGGCCTAGAAGCTCTCTGTTTGACTTTGACCCAACAACCCAGCGCACTGGCTTTCAAGCCTCTGACACAAAGTTTGGATACTAAACATGGCCGAAATGGATGACACACCCTTCGAGACGGATGAAGTAGTCTCAGCAGAGAAAGTAGATGACGTACTTGTACCTTCTACATCTGCTCTATCTGCTTTTGTCTTTGAACGCTTTAAACGATCTGAGGACTCACGACAGAGCGACGAGGATCGCTGGCTTCGTGCGTATCGTAACTACCGTGGTATCTACGGTCCTGACGTACAGTTCACTGACACAGAGAAGTCTCGTGTGTTTATCAAGGTTACTAAGACCAAGACACTTGCTTCCTATGGACAGATCACCGATGTACTATTCGGCAATAACAAATTCCCACTAAGTGTCAACCCATCTGTTCTCCCAGATGGCGTCTCAGAGGCCGTTCACATCAATCTGGACCCTAATGCTGAGAAAGCTGGAGATGCCATTAAGAGCACGTTCTCTGACACTCCAGCGAAGCCCTATCTCATTGGTCCTGACACCAAGTTGAAACCAGGCGAGACTATGCGTGATCTGAAGTCACGTCTTGGCCCACTTACAGACAAGCTTGAAGTTATGTCTGATAAGATCATTGAAGGCGAGGGCGCAGGTCCAACTACAGTTACATTCCATCCTGCTATGGTAGCAGCTAAGAAGATGGAGAAGAAGATTCACGACCAGTTGCAGGAGTCAGGTGCTTCTACACACTTGCGTAGCATGTCGTTTGAGATGGCACTCCTCGGTACTGGCGTCATGAAAGGTCCCTTTGCTGTAGACAAAGAATATCCAAACTGGAATGAAGAGGGTGAGTATACGCCTCTAATCAAGACAGTACCTGAAACATCACACGTATCTATCTGGGACTTCTACCCTGATCCAGAAGCACGTAGCATGGAAGATGCTGAGTATATTGTACAGCGTCACAAGATGTCTCGTACACAACTTCGTTCACTTCGTAAGCGCCCCTACTTCATCAAAGAAGCTATCCAAGACTGCATCGACAAAGGTCCAGACTACCAGCCTAAACACTGGGAGCAGAGCATGGAAGATGATAGCTCTACCACGCCACACTCAGAGCGCTGGGAAGTACTTGAGTTCTGGGGTTTCGTTGACACAGACATGCTTGAGGATTATGGTGTTAAAGTACCAAATTCACTCAAGGGTGTAGATGAAGTTAACTGCAACATCTGGGTATGCAATGGCTCTATCCTACGTGTTGTACTTAATCCGTTCAAGCCTGCACGTATCCCCTATTATGCTGTACCATACGAACACAACCCATATAGCTTCTTTGGTGTTGGTATTGCTGAGAATATGGACGACACACAGACATTGATGAATGGCTTCATGCGAATGGCTATTGACAATGCTGCGCTTTCTGGTAACCTTATCATTGAAGTAGATGAAACAAACCTTGTCCCAGGTCAAGACATGTCTGTCTACCCAGGTAAAATCTTCCGCCGACAGGGTGGTGCTCCAGGTCAAGCAATCTTTGGCACTAAGTTCCCTAACGTAGCACAAGAAAACCTACAACTCTTTGATAAAGCACGAGTATTAGCAGATGAGTCTACTGGTTTCCCTTCATTCGCTCATGGTCAAACAGGCGTTAGCGGCGTTGGTCGCACTGCATCTGGTATTAGTATGCTCATGTCTGCTGCTAATGGTAGCATTCGTAGTGTGGTTAAGAACGTAGACGACTACCTGCTTCGTCCTATGGGTCGTGCATTCTTCGCATTCAACATGCAGTTTGACTTTGATCCTGACATTCGTGGTGACCTTGAAGTATCAGCATCTGGTACAGAGAGCCTCATGGCAAATGAAGTACGTTCACAGCGTCTTATGCAGTTCCTCCAAGTTGCACAGAACCCAGCGCTGGCACCATTCGCTAAGATGGACTACATCATTCGTGAGATCGCTAAGAGCATGGACCTTGACCCCGACAAAGTTGCTAACTCAATGCAGGACGCAGCTATTCAAGCTGAAATCCTCAAAGGGTTCCAACAGCCTGCACAACCTCCTGCAGGGCCAGAAGGTGTAGCAGGGCCAGAGGGTGCTCCAGCAGCACCAGCAGGCGCACAAGTACAAGACATGTCAGGTGGCGGTGGTGGTCAAACAGGTGTAGGCGCAGCACCAGCCCCAGGTGAGCAAGGATTTAGCGGTAATGTCGCTTAAGAGCTTCGTAAACAACAAACAAGAGTGGGATAGCTTCCTTGAGTATATTGAGGTTGCTGTCTCTAAAGTGCACAAACGTCTTGAGCAGGAGACTTCTGTAGAAGCTATCTTCCGTGCTCAGGGCGAGATTAATGCACTAAAACGTCTAAAGTCAATGAGGGATGAAGTCAATGGACCGCAATGAACAAACAGAGGCAGTCTTCAAGTCCTCACGTAC